CTTGGTAAAATATCTCCGCTTTCTCCTTCATCTATAGTACCTCCCATATCAAACTTATTTTTAGGTAAGTTATTTAACCAGCCTCCATTCTTTGCATACACCTTTCCATTATTAGAATTAGATTTAGATATAGTATTCATCATTTCAGTAATCTGATCATCTGAATAATACTTTCTTAGTCTTTTTAATTGATTGTAATTTTCAGAGTCTTTAGTACCTTGATTATAAGATTCATTTACTTTGTCTAAGTATTCCTTTTTAAAAGGTTGAGTAAGTGGATCATAAATTTTATTTTCTCCACTTAGCTGTCTAATAGAATGTATTTGAGATCTTACTTCTCCAGGATCTGTAAGTTTATTATATATTATTTCATCATCAATTGCTGGGTTGTATTCTGGAGTATTTTTATTTACATACTCTTTATCCTTAGAAGTTATTAAATTGTCATGAGCTAATTCATGTGCAAATAAACTATTAACTAATTTAGGATTATTCTCTACAAAATTCCTATTTAAATTTATTTTTCTACCTCCTTTATAATCATCAAAGCTTCTTCCATAATATTCAGGATTGTCTACTATATTAGGAGTAACATTATAAAATGAATTATTAAGATCTTGATTAAAATTTTCGCTAAATCTTTTTACAATTCTTTCTGTACGTTTAGGGCTTTTTATACCAGCATCTGCAATTTGATTTCTTAATATGTTGCCATACATAGGTGAGTTATACCAATTTTTTATATACTCTGTAGCATTAGTAACATCTGGAGCTGTGCCTCTCATCATTGGGGCAACATCTTTATAGTTTTCTGCAAAATAGTTAGCATCTTCAGGCCTTGAAAAATTAATATTTTCCTTACTATTTCTTGGAGGATTTTGAAAATACTGCATTTTACCATTAACTTCTTGTAAACCAGGTCTTGCTTGATTACCAAAAGAACTCATAAAATGTGTTCCATAAGAACCTGCTGGTGAAGCTTGATTTCCTTTCCAATCTTTTTCTTCTCCTGTAAAAGTATATTTGTTAGGATTAGGTGATACCATTCTTAATGCAGAAGGATTTCCATAATTAGCTTCAGTAGCTATTTTAGATTTCATCATTCCTGTCATTCCTGCTCTTTCCACATATTCAGATTGGCTGTCTTCTACTGGGCCTGCTTGTTTATAGTCACCAAACTCACCGCCCTCTTGAAATTTACTATTATCTAATCCATCTAGCCAACCTCCGTTTTTAAATCCTAAATAATTTTTAGCTTCATTATAATAATCATTAGCAGTATTAACAGCTTGATTATAATAACTAGTACCAACTTTTGCAGCTTTATTATAATACTTACTAGCTGTATTTGCTGCATCATTCATTTCTTTAGTTGCATAGTTATAACCAGCTTTAACTTGAGTTCCTGCTTCATCAAGCTTTTTTTCTAAACCACTAGTTAATTGCTTTGCATCTTTATATGGAATACTAGGATTTGTAACAGCTTGTGCATTACTTATTACACTTCTAACTAAAGAAGGTTCTGTATAATCTTTTTTATTTATATTACCTATATATTTTGCTTTTTGTTGACTAGCTGCTATACCTCTAGTTTCAGCAGCATCTCCTACAGCATTTCTAAATGAGGAATACGCTGTTCCAACATTAGGTGTTTTACTATAATCATAACTATCATAAACTTTATAAGTTTCTGTTTTAGGATCATATTCATAACTTACTCTACCAAAAGTAGTAGCTGCATTAAAATCATTGCTTAATGCACTACCTGCTATAACACTTAATGGATGTCCTTTTAAATTTTGTAAATCAGTATCAAATTCTTTTCCATAATCTATATATTCAGTACCTCCTGTATTTTTATTTGTTCTTTTTCTAGCATTTTCTAACGAATTAAATAATGCTTTTTGTTGCTTATAAGAAGCATCTTTTACACCATATTTACTATCTCCAGTAACAAGTGATGCTGCTAATTGAGAAGCATTAGTGGGTAATATTTTATTTAATGCACCACGAATAATTTTTGTAGATACATCACTTTCTATAGGTTCTGTAGCATTATTAACTTTTATAGGTTTTTTTTTATTTGTAGGCATATCTTAGTGTATTGATTGTCTATAAAATGTTGTTATTGGATGCAATATAAATCTTTTATTATTTTCATTTGTAAAAGTAATTTCAGTTTCTAAATACATATCTCTTAATCTAGGTTTACTTAAAGTACTAAATGTAGCATTGTTAATATCTCTGTCTACAATTAACTTCCAATCTCTTTCTTTTTTAACTATATTACTTTGTGGTATTAATGTAATTAAACCTGTATCTTGATTCTCAGTTTTATGTTGAATAAAATCAAATGTATCATTGTTTAATAATACTCCAGCAGAGTCATAAACTTCAGTTTGAAACTTTTGATTATCCCAAACCTTAGTAGTTAAAGGAGCTTCATTAGTTAATAACTTAATCTTACTTGGATAAGTAGTACCATAGAAACTTCCATAATCACCTTTGTTATGCCAATAACATTTATCATCACTTAAACTACTAAACACTCTAGTATTTAACTTAAAGTAAATCTTAGGCTTAAAGCTATAGAAGCTTTCAAATACTTGTAACTTCTCATTGTAACCTAATGTAAAGCTATTCTCAGAATTAACTGGATCTAAGAATGTATAATATATTGTTTGATACTCTGTGTCATATACACCATGAATACCATTAAATGATTTATTAATGTTATTATTTACACTTTGTAGCTTACTAAACAAACCTAAGTTATCAGATATACATTCTAAACCAGACTTACCTTGATAAGGATTAGAGTCTGATAATTGAAATATCTTTTTAATACTATCATCATAATGGTATATTGCCATATTAGTATTAATAACACTAAACTGATGTGATGTACCAGTTTCTTTAGTAATGTAATCATATCTTAATAATACTTTATTATTACTTAAAATTATATTACCGTCAGAACCTTGAACAGCTCCTCTTTCATTACTACTAGCAATACCTATTCCATTAGTTTGATAAAAGAATATCTTATTCTTATTAACAACTATTTCTACAATAGGACCTTGTGTACCTTCAACATCTATATAATCTACAAATTGAAAATCTCTCCAACTATCAATTACCTCACCATCTATCTTAGGTTTAGAGTGCCAAATTCTACTTGTATATTTATCTACTTCATTTTCAAAAAACATACTTGGTGGAAAATACTTTTGTATATTATATTTTTGATGGAATACATCATTATATTTAAATTCAGATAATAAAAATCTTTCATTTCTTAATACTAAATTAGCAGTATCAGGACCATCTTTTTGAACACGCTTTCTAAACCTATTATGAATTCCACCTCTAAGTAATGCTAAAGGAAGAACAGCGCCATATACCATTGTTCCTGCTACAACTCCAGCAACTTTAGCTGTCTTAGATTTTTTTGCAAAATTAAAAAACTTACTTTGATCAGGATTACTTATACTTTCAGTTTTAAAATCAGAATTTTCTTTTAAATCATCTGGAGATAAACTAACAATTGGATGATTACCTTCTCTTAAAGTAAAATTAAAACTAGCTTCACAAGGAAATATTTCATACATTCCTTTCTTGCTTCTAATAGGATCTTGATAACCAAGAGGTCTTACTTGATTGTAATAATAACAATAGTTAACTGCATCATACACTCCTAAATAAGTATCACCTAAATTAGCTTTAACATTTACTCTAGATGCTAAGTTATTTCTGTAAGAATAAAAATCACTTGCTGGTATATATTCATTATTAGATCTACTACTATACCCTACTCCTCCATATTGTGTAATACTTATAGGTCTACTATAAGCAACAGTATAATCTCCTGCATAATCTTTAAACCTAATAGCATCTTCAGCTTGATTTATTAATTTTTTTAATTCTTGTAAATAAGATTCATTTTCATAATAGTCAAGTGAATTAAATTCAGGTGTTGTTGGAACATCATCTATTCCAAACTTGGCAGTAGTAATAATCATATGTTTCTTGTCACCAATACCTAATGCTGTATGAGGTCTTAATACCTTTCTTAAAAATGATCCGCTGGCTGAGGCTGCTGCATCTGACCATATAACAGTACCAGAACCAATGATTTCATTAGCTTTAGCAAACCCATCTTTTACAGCTTTTTTTACATCATCAAAAATAGTAATACCAGCAAGTATATCTCCTCTTTTATTAGTTTGAGGTATAGTTGAAATATAACTATTAGATATTAAAAAATCTATATTTCCACCATCACTATTACTACTGGTTAATATATTATCAAATCCAGCTCCTAATAATTCACCAGGAATAAGTACTTTTTGATTTCTAATATACATTCTTCTTTTATCACTATCAGCTACTTGATTCCAAGTCAAAGTTTTTCCTTTGTACCATTTTCTTAAATAAGCTGAACTATCTAATACATTATATAACCCAACTGAAGAATCTCTATGCACTTCATATGTTTTCTTTTGATCTTGCTCAAATATATTAATAGGTTTTAAATAATCTCCTTTTTTAAAAGTGTATTTATTAAAATCTATAATAGGTGATAATGTGTATCCTAAAGCTGCTTGACTTCCTGTCGCTATTTGTGAATAAGCTAACCCTCTTTGACCTAGGCAATATACATTTGGATGCAACCCAGCTACCTTATGAGCTAAAGTTTTTCTCATATCTTCTTTAATAGATTCCTTAATCTTATCAATAAGTTTTTGTGGTATTACTTTAAATAAATTATTCCCTAATGATAGGAAACCTGCTTTATTATTAACAGCTCCGTCCATAAGACTATCTACAAAATCAGCTAAATCTTCAGAACTTACTACTCTTTGAGAAGCTGCTAATGGCATCTGGGACAGTTTTGTAGCAATAGCTGCAGCTACATTTTTCATTATGTTATATCTAAGCTTTTCTTTGATACCAAATATATCCATATCACCATCTAACTCATCAATATAGTTACCTACTTTATAGCAAATAACAGTTGTTATAATTGATATAGTAATAGATAAATTTTCAGCAGGAGTACTTCCAGTAGTACCTATTTTTAATCTTTCAAAAGATTGCATTCCACCAGTAATAGCAGTTCCAAATCTAGTTTTATCATTTTCTTGTCTTTCAACATAAACCATTCTAAAACCTATAATTTCTTCAGATAAATCTTGAGGTATATTTACATCAAAATTTATATGAGTAGAATACATTAATAGTTTACCGTTATCTCCATATCTTGATAACAAAGACATAGGATTGTTATCAACTTCATTAAAATCAGGCATTTTAATATCACCTACCCAATTAACATAAGAAGCTTGTCCTTTCTTATTATAGAAGGTAATACCAAATCTATATACTTCACCTCTTTGCCAAGATACTTGACAACTAGCTTTGTATGGAGATTTTAGTGAACTAAAACTACCATTATTGTTAGTTGTGTGATTAGGTGTAGAAGCTATTAAATTACTATTATCTGTATCAGTTTGAATTAAAGGAGCTCTATTTATATTTAGTTGGTTAGTATCAACTATCATTTCAGTTGTGCCAAAAGTATAACTAATATTTGGTCCTATTCCTCCTACAGTAACTCCATCTTGTTGAAACTTATATTGTTGGTTATTAAACCAATTTGTAGTATTGCCATTAATTAATCCAAAAACTGTACCACTTTCATCATTATAAGGATTTATAACATCTAGTAAGTTGTCATTAGGATAAGTAGTACTAAAAATATTAGTAGTACCATCTAATTCATATGTAATAGCTTGACCTGCAGTATTGTATCTATAAGCTCTGTAATCTACATCAACTTTAAACATTTCATTTGTAGTATTAGCTGCAAATAAAATGTTATCTTTAATTTCAATAGTTGAAGCTTTTTCAAAAGGGGCGTACATTATATTAAACTCTTCTGTAGTTAGCAAAAACGTATCACTATATAAATCAGTAAAACTTTCATTTTGATTAGTATATAATGACACCTCTTTGTAAGGATATACATATATTTCAGGTAAGTTAGGTTGACTATAGTATATTAATGCATACTGAATCATTTGATAATCTCTATCAATATGAGGTATGTAAAACTCAATACCTTTATTAGAGTCAATAACATCTTTAGTATCTGTTTCAGCCATTACATCTGTGCTGTATTCTACAGTATCAGCAAGAGGATAGCCAAACTCACTATTAAATTCATCACCTTCAATAACATCTATTAAGTTACTGCAAGTGCTAAAGTTAGTCAAATCTCCATTTTTACTTAGTAATCTATAAGCTAATTGGTATCTTCCTTCAGGCAATTCTCCTTTAATTAATCTTTTAATAACAGGACTATCTAAATTGACATCAGATACTAGATTTAAACTTCTAACAGGTGTTTGTAATACTGTTGACAATGAACCTATAGTATTAATAGATCTTATTGGATTTATTCCATCAGTCCAATAAATCCTAGAAAAGTTTTGGTTTTCATATTTACCAAGAGCTTTAATTCTCTCTACAGAACTAAAGTTTAAATCTCTATTATACATCATATGATTATTAACAGTTAATTCATAACCATTAATAGTATCTGATATATTATCAGTAGTTCCTAAGAAGTTACATCTCCATATCTGACCATAACCATTATCAGATAAATTACCTACAGTATTGCTCTTTGTAAAGAAGAATAAGGTTTGTAAACCACTACCTTCAGTTATTGCTAAACCTTCAATTGCTTTAAGATTTTCTTGAGCAGGTATAACTTGAGGGTATTCTCCACCAAATTCATAAGTAGCAGCTGGTATAGTTGCTGGAAACTTAATTTGTAGTTTATTACCTTTTTTATTTTGTATTACAGCTGTACTTAAACCACTATCAGTAAGTAAGGTAATATTTAGAGCGTCTAAATAGTTTCCTTCTTTATATACAGTTTTAGCTAAATCCTGATTTATACCAGTAGTGAATATATTTACAGTTTGATTCATTATAAGTAGTAATTTCTATTTACATTTGGTCTTTGTCCTAATCTTAATGTTTGTTGTTGTCCCATTCTCTGGAAGAACTCTGAATGCCTATTTATACTTGGAAGCAATTGTAGAGTTTGATTTTTCCAGCTTTCTAACTTATCTAATGATGGTTGAAGTCCAGCAGAGTTTGCTTTTCCTATATACCACAATGAGTTTTTTTCACTTTCTAACCAAACATCTTTTGCAAGTCTTCCAGATCTCCATAATTTTCTATCTAGTTTTTCTGCTATGTACCATTGCACTGCTAACTTGTAGCTAATATTATCTGGTATCATTGGATAACCACAATCATCAATTGGGAAAGCTTTATAATTTAACAATAACTTGCAATCTGAATTATCAAGATTAGTTATAATAAAATTGTCGTTTATTTTATAAGTTGGATCATTTGGCATTACATTGCCTACATTTCCAATAAATATATTTTTATTAAATCCTACATTAAAACTGTTTGAGAAATTAAAAACAGGATTTCCATTTTCATCTTCACTTATTGGCATTTCATAATTAACTGCACTGGTAGTATTTGTGCAACCACAATTTTCAATGCATCCACATGATTTAATCATACCATGAAATGAACCAGTATTTTCCCTCATTGGGAACTGCATTGAGTTATTGAATAATCCAGAAACCTGAACTCTTTGATGGTAATCAATTGGAAGTTTAAATCTTCCTCTTTCACCAGTAAGGCAAGTTATTTTATCAATGTATTGTCCTGGAACTCCAACAAGATCAAGGCAATCTGCTGCCCACTCTATTAAGTCATTTTCAATTAAGTCTGATTGCTCATAGTTTCCATCTCTTACTAAATTAGCTATAATTGAGAAAACTGATATGTATTTATCTGTAAACATTATTCGTAGAATTTAAGTTTTAAACCTTCACTAAAACATTTTCCTATAAACCTTTTATTAGTTCTAACAGGTATAAACTGATAGAATTTATTACAAGGAACATTGCTTGTTTTTTTATTCCAATGGCATCTAAACTCATAACCATCAGTGTGCTCATTAGTATGATACACTAACTTTTTATTTTTTCTAGCTTCTTCATTACTTGCCCAAAGCTCTTTTGTTTTTTTGTAGTCACAAGATAATTTTGAAACTAATTTATTTTGATCATTTAATTTAAGCTTTCTTTTAAATTGCTTTATACTTATTTTTCCAAGTCTTCCTGCAAGTCTATACTCATAAGCATTCATTATAATATGCTCTCTATATATCTTGTCATTGTACTCACTTATTATTTTTGTAAACATAGTTTTATTTTGATCATAAATACTGCCTTTCTCTATTCTGCTTTTGTAAAATTTAAACAAATCATTTGTTTTATAATCAGCCTTAAATTTACCTTTGCTTCTTTTAATCTGTTCCATTACTTAAAGTCTGTTTTTCCATCATTTGATTTGTCTTCCAAAGTCTTAGCTTGTAATCCAAGATATTTTTCAATAACCATTTGAGTTAAAATTGGAACCATTGAGTATTTAATAGGAAAACTTAAATCATCTGAATAGCATTTTTCACCTGTTTCACAATCAGTAAACTCAGCTACATCTTCAGGATTTTCAAAAACAGCTTGAATGTTTATTTTCTTTAACCTAGTTATGTCATCTCCAATTAAATAAATATATCCATTATGAAAAAAGCATCCAATTTGTTTTGACGTAAATTTATTGAGCCCAAAGTAAGGAACTCTGGCATAGGGTATTACTGAGAATGGTTTTAAGTTAATCCCTACTGGGCCAACTCTTGTTATTAACTTACCACTATAATTTTCAATTATAGATGGAATTTTATCAACTGTTCTTAGTAATTTAAATCCTGTTGTTATTCCAGGGCACTCAGAAGAATCAACTAATTTAACTGTAACACATTTTAATGTTTGTATTAAATCACTGTCTGTAGAATAATTTTTATTTGAATTTTGTCTTATCAGCAAAGATCTACCAGCTAAGATATTGAATTTTATCTGTCTTAGTGATATTGGATCTTGAGATGTACTCTTATTTCTTATAATATTTAATAAGTTAAAAGCCAATTGATTAAGAGTTGGAGTTATATTCATTATGCAAAATTAAATTAATTAATTTGATTTAGCAAATTTTATTGTAAATATAACTTGCTAAATTAGGATTATATTATTTTTTATTAATATACTTGTATTTTTCATACACTATTAAGGCTAGTAAAACAATAGATATAATAATAAATATTATAGACATTCTTTTGCTGTTTTTTATTTCTAATTCTGATTCTTTTGTTGACTTTAGTTTTAATATGTCAGAGTCAGGACAAGGTATTACAATGTTTTTTACTATTGTGTCATGCTTTACAATAGTATCAGCAGGTATCTTATATGTGCCTTTACCAGTAGTTTTATTTATATTAGCACTAAAGTCTTTAGTTTTAATGTAAATAGTGTCATGTAATATAATTGGATCTGTGACAACACCGTCTTTCTCAGCTACATAAATAGTATCTACACTAAAGATAGTATCTGTTTTAGCTACAGTTTTAAAGTATTCAGGGTAGTTAGCTATTACATAGTTAGCAGATTCTTTCTGCCCAAACTTATTAACAGCTTTAGAAAACTTTCTAGTAGCCCTTTTTGAACCATTGCAAGCACCTAAAGCCACAAGTGTTAGTAATATATATATTACAATTATAAGTCGTTTATAGGAGGGTAGTTTCATGTTCTATTTTATTAGTTATGTTAGTCATTTCTCTGTCTTTTAAAAAGGATACCCATTCATTGGCTCCAGCTCCTATTGCTAATATAATCAAAGCTAAGTAAGGATGATTTTGTTCTAGTATTACAGCTCCTCCTATTGTACCAAATACAGCTTTAATTACTAAACCTAAAAGTTTAAATTTTTCGTAAGTGTTTAAGTTTTTATATCTCATATAATTTCTAAATATATTTTTTCTTTACAACTCTTTAAGATGCTGAATAGTTTTTTATACTGAGCTACAGAGTTACCAATAAAGTTAACTTTTTTAGCATTACCTACTAATATACATCCCTCTGTATCTTTAGAGTAGTTACCCCAATGGATTCTAACTCCTTGGAAATTAGGTACATTAAGTAATAGTGGCATCATTTGCTTAAACCTATTGGAATAACTTATAATGACCTCATACTTACCAGCTGGTATAGCTGTAATATTTTGTATCTTTGTGTCCCTAACTTTATCTTCTAATGTAAAACAATGGAATACATCATTGATATATAATTTACCTATAGTAGAATCTTCTGTAAAATCTTCTCTTTTTAACTTTAAGTTCATTAGTCTTCTTTCTTTTTAAATCTATTTTTAACTCCTTTAATTACACTACACACAAATTTTATTGTAGCTATAGCACCTACACAGGTTGTAAAAAATTTAGCTGCTATTCCAAATATAAATGATATTGTTTGCATAAATGGATAATTTTCTATTGATGGAACTATAAACAAACTTGAATGTTCTCCAAAATTAAGAAAACTAATTGTTCCAAGCATTACTATAAATTGCCCATAAATTCCAACGGATGTTAATCCAAAAAATTCTGCTGCTTTTTCTACAAATGCGTTTAATTCTTCTTGATAATGATGTATCATAATTTATTTAAATATTAAGGCAAGTATTAAAAATATAACACTTATGATTGCAAAGTTAATTCTTTTTTTGTAAGTACTAAATAATTTGTTTGTTAATTTTTTATTTTTATCTGTATTGCCATCTGAAATAATGTCAGTTGATTTAAATCCTTCTGTATAAGTCTTAGGATTTAGTTTATTCCTAGTTTTAAACATATACCCTAAATGAAATAATGGGTTTATTGTAGATAAGCTAATCCCTAGAAACAATGTA